GCGCAATCACAGGCACAGGCACTGCAACGCACTACGCAATTGTTGACACTGTAAACAGCCGCTTGCTTGCGACATCTACGCTCACAACGTCTCAGGCTGTTACGAACGGCAACACGTTCACGCTGTCCGCTGTTGCAATCGGCATTCCTGATCCAGTTTAAATAAAAGAGGTGTTGACCTATGGTCACTTTAGTTAATCGTGCAAAGGTCAACACCTCTACTCTTGGATCTGGGGCAATCACGCTCGGCTCTGCCGTTGACGGCTATCAGACGTTTTCTGCCGCTGGCGTAGTGAATGGCAACGTTGTGCGATACGTCATCGAGGACGGCACGGGCTGGGAAATCGGCACAGGCACATACACGGCAACTGGCTCGACCCTGACGCGAACTGTCATCGAGTCCAGCAACGGCGGCGCTGCTATCTCGCTCGGCGGCGATGCGACGGTCTTTGTTGGCCTTTTGGCTTCTGACATCTTGCAGGCAAACCAGACGATCACACTGTCCGGAGACGCCACAGGCTCTGGCACGACATCAATCGTTGTCACGGTGGCCGACGACAGCCACAACCATATCATCGGCAACGTTGACGGCTTGCAGACTGCGCTTGATGGCAAGGCTGGATACGATCAAGGCGCATCTTCGACTGGCTATTTTAGCGTTTCTGTCGGAACAACGGCGCAGCGACCAACGGCATCTTTAGGAATGGTCAGATACAACACGACCCGTGGGTGCTTTGAAGGCTATACAGGTTCAGGTTGGGTCAACATGTCACCGATTGATTTCGATGACATGGGCAGCATCATATAGAGCAGGGATTTAATTGATGCTTGGATTCTCGCCTTTAGCCTCTGCCCCCCTTGGGGATGACGGGGCGAAGACCAAGGTTTACGATTTTATTGGCGACAGCATCTTTTTTGGTAGCCCGTTCGCTGCGGCTGCGGCGTTTTCTCAAGTTAACTTATTTTCCCCCGTCGCCATCGTTGTTGGTCAGCCGTCTGTTGCGGCGTCCTCCGTCGATCAAACCCAAAACTTTGCATCGGCATCTATTGCGACTGGTCTGCCTATCGTTCTCGGCATCACGATGTCGGAGCGGGAAACGTTCAACGCTGATTCGATCAACTCCGCGCAGCCAAAACTCGGCGCTTCGAACATCGAGCAAGATCACGGCCTGCTTGCCAATGGCTTTGCGACAGCGTCACCAGTTGTCTCGAAGCAAACAATCATCCAAGAGCATGGCCTTGCCGCCGTCCAGATTACGCTCGGCCATCCTAATTTGCCAGTCTATGCAATCGCGCAAATACATCATTACGTTGCCAGCGGCATCTTACTTAGCAGCCCCGTTCTCGACGTTCCATCAATCGAGCAAGATCATCTTGTCGATGGCGATGGCATCACGACCAGCGTGCCATCAATAGGCAAATTTGTTATCCATCAGGAACACGCGCTCGACGGCATTTCAATCTTGCTGGGCCAGCCAACACTCGGCGCATCAACTTTTGTGCGGAAGCATTCGCTGGCTCCCGTGGAGATCACAACGTCGGTTCCTGTCGTCTTGGACATCACGATGCTGGAGCGCAAGACGCTCAACGCAGAACCGATCAACTTTGACCAGCCGACGCTTGCTAGTCCGCTGATCGAACAAGATCACAAGATCATTCCGTTTGCTGTTACGGCTGGCGCGGCGGTGTTGAGCAATTTGGCGGTTGTTCAAGCGCAAGTATTGACCGCAGCAAATGTCAACACAGCGCCTCCTGTTGTTGACTCAACTAGCGCGGTTATTATTGTTCACTGCGGCGCAAATAAGCTAACAACCGAAAACCCAGTCATTAGCGATGCAACAATCGAGCAAGATCATGGTCTGCTTGCTGGCAGCATAGTGACTGACATATCGTTTGTTTCGCCGTTGCGGTGCATAGCTATCTTCAATTTCAATGGCGATGGCATAACAACTGGCGCCCCCCGCGTCCCGCCCATCTATGAGAACGCCAGCATGCGGCGTCAAGTTCATGTACCTAACCCGTCAAACAACATCGCGTTTGCAACAGCAGCGCCAAATTCTGCTATACTTTTGCAAGTCGGCCCGAACGGCATTGCCGTAGTGGCGACAGCGCCAAATTCTGCTATACTTCCACAGGTCGGCCCGAACGGCATTGCCGTAGTGGCAACAGCGCCAAATTCTGCTATACTTTCGCAAGTCGGCCCGAACGGCATTGCCGTAGTGGCAACAGCGCCAAATTCGGCTACACCTTTGAACACCACGCCAAACGGCGTTATAGTCCTGCAACCAAACGAGGCCGCGTAAATGACCTTCTACATCAAACAGAACGACACCAGCCCAGTGCTGCTGGCGACACTGCAAGACGCGGATGGCAACGCCATCGACGTTACGGGCGGGTCGATCCGCTTTCACATGCGGCAGATTGGGTCAACGGCAGTTGTCGTTGATGAGGAAGCAATTATTGTCACGCCGCTGGAGGGCATCGTGCGCTACAATTGGCAAGCCGCTGACACAGACACCATCGGTTCTTATCAGGCCGAGTTTGAGGTGACATATGCTGACGCCAGCATTGAGACATTCCCGAACGATGGTTACATCCGCGTTCAAATCATTGACGACGTAGCATAAGGGCGGCAACATTGGAAACTCTCGACCTCTTTCTGAAATACATCGTTGTCCCAGTCGTCGCCTTTGTCTGGATGATCTACACCAAGATCAACAGCCATCACACCGAGATCGAGGTGCTGAAGACACAGGTCGAAGCAACTAAAGCCGCGCATGATCGTGAGTTCAAAGAGGTCCGATCTAACTTTGCGCGGGTATTTGAGAAATTGGATGGCATCGAGGAAGCATTACGCAAATGAAAGTCAACAAAGCTGGCATTGATCTGATCAAAGAGTTCGAAGGACTTCGGCTGGAGGCATACAAATGCCCAGCAGGCGTCTGGACCATTGGCTATGGCACGACGGCCCGTGCTGGCGTCGGCATCAAGCCAGAGGCTGGCATGGTCATCACTGAAGCCGAGGCCGAGTGGTATCTTGAGCAATCCGTCGCAAAGTTCGCTGCGGGCGTCGAGGCTGTCATCACGGCCCCCGTCGATGAAAACGAGTTCGCGGCAATGGTTTCTTTGGCATACAATATTGGGATGACGGGCTATCGGAAAAGCAGTTGCCTTCGCTGGCTAAACCATGGCGACAAGGCAAAAGCAGCAGCCGCGATCAAACTCTGGAACAAAGCTGGCGGCAAAGTGCTGGCTGGCCTTGTGCGCCGTCGTGAGGCCGAAGTCGCATTATTCTGGACGCCAGTTCCCGTCGTGCCAGCAGAGGCGCCACAGGGCCGCCAGAGCGCCGTACAGAGCCGCACGGTGCAATCTAGCGTCGTGCAGGGTGCCACAGCCGTTGGCGGCGCTGTAGGGGCGTTAAATTCGCTCGACGGCACTGCGCAGATCATTGCGCTGGTAGGCTGCTTTGTAATCGGCGCGTTGGCGCTGTTTATCCTGCGCGAGCGGATCAAGCACTGGTCGGCGGGCGTTCGATGACCCTGCGCCTGCAAATCTACGCGCTGGCATTGCTGGCCTTTGTCGCTGGCTTGCTGCACTGGCGGTCTGCATACGTTGACGCCAAGCTAAATGAGATGGCACGCAAGCAGGCAGAGGACCGCCTCGATGCTGCGCTTGAACGGATGGAGCGAGAGCATGAGATTGAGACGCTTGGCGATGTCGGCCTTGGCGAGCGGGCTGCTCGCTTCCTGCGCCCAGACGCCGACAAACGGTAATTACTGCGACCTTGCTGAGCCGCTCTGGCTCGGCAGCACGCAGACCATTGATACGCTAATGCAAGCGGATCGCGATCTGCTGGTCAACATTGTCATTCACAATGAGACGTGGGCCGACACCTGCCAGTGAGCCGACAAGCGACATCCATCGGACGCTCTGGCGAGTATTACGTCTGCTACCTGTTGGAGCGCGTGGGCTGTGAGGCGACCAGATCAGACGGGCGGTTTGATGTCGTCGCCGTGCGACCAGATGGTCGGATCATCTCAATTGAGGTCAAGACGTGCTACACTGCGCGAGGTGCGTCGGCAGGGTTCCGCATAGGCAACAGCAGCGCAGACTGGTTTGCGCTGTGCATCGACGGTAAGCACGGGCCGACTGTGCTGTTCGTGCGCGGCAACGATCCGCTGATGTCGCAGACGTTTGTCAGGGTCAAGACGGCAGACTTTACGCCTGCCGCGTTGACCGAGACGCTGCGCGAGTTAGCCGTTGGTGTCTAGTTCATAACCCAGCGCAAGATAGCCGCATCCG